CCCTTCACCCTTGACTGAATGTCGGCAAGGTCAGATTGCGGATCATAAGCCGATTGCGCCAGCCTTGATTGTATTCCAGGCATCATGCCTAATGCGGCTTGTCCCGCCTGTTGCTGGATGCCTTGCTGGTTGTTGTAGATATTTTGTTGGGAGTCACTAAGCTTAGTAGTTTGCGACCAATGCGGGGTGGTCGTCTTATTCCCATAAACAGGCTTCTTATTTTTGCCTTTGCCTGTATATCCGGTTATTTTTCCTTTATTGACCGTCGGGCTGTTCTGCCAGCTTACCGTGCCGAACGGGTTGGACATGTCGTAACGGTTTTGTTGCGCTTCAAACTCGCTGGTTTTTTTGTTCAGTTTCAATTGGGCGTCTGCCGTCTTTTGCGGGTCAGGGGCGGCAGGAGCTTTGCCACTACCATAAAGCTTTATACCTGTAACTAGGAATACTAGGTATCTATGCCAAAGTTTAGTTATTTTCATCTAAATTTATCCTGTATTCTGAGATTACATACTCAAATATATCTTTGTACTTTTCATACCCACGGCGGGAAGTAGAAAGCCCGATTGATTTGCAGCCTAAATTATTAGCAACACATTTAAAGTCGTCTAAATATTTGTTGAACGCGTCGCCGCTGTCCGCATAAAAAACCCACACCCATAATTGCTTGTCCTTACCAGAGTTTATTTCTTTTACGTACGACACACTAACGTCGTTCCCGTCGATAAGGAACAATGAAGTCCCTTGTATGACACTTAAAAGAACATCTGCTATTGTCCATGTGCAATTTTCCCCCACCCTGTCCTTTACCGACCTGATGCCTACCAACAGCGCATCAATATCTTTGTTTATGTCGCCCTGCCTTAACCTCACATAAGCCCCCCGCGCTCATAAATGATGTCCCACGCTTGGAACTGGCACAATTGGGAGTCGCACTTGATGGACATACGCAATGACGAGCAGTAACCGATACCGAACACGGATGCCCAATTCTGGCTGAACACGTCCGCACCAGGCCATAACGCCACGTCCCATAACGCCACATCCCATAACGCGCCAGTAGATGCCACCGAGCTTGCCGTACCTTGCGTTGCGCCATTCTTAAAATCAATGTTGACGGTTATTCCAGGGTAAACTTGCGACGAACTAAAAAACAGCGGCCTTACCATCTTGTAAGACTTTAACGCGCCACGGTTGCCGTGGTATTGGTAAGCGGTCTCGACCAAGCCGGAAACTGGCGTACCGACATTGCCAGCCGCCACAAAATCATTTGATTGTGCTATGTCCAAGCGATAAACCTTCGTACCGATGCAGCCGTACACGTCATCGTTAAAATATCCTAGGCAAGCGGTGTTCCAGCCCTCAAAAACCGACCATGCACCCGTAATGGTGTTCATTACGTACTGGTATGCGCCAGATCCTTGCGTCGTCGGAACGTTGATAAAAAGCTTATTATGGGCAGGTGCTACCAAGGCTTGCCAACCGAAATTAGCCTTGTACTTGTCAACCGCACGGCTTACGGTGTTGACTATCTTGTCGTTGATGGTGGCGCGTTTTGCTTGCACGTCTGTGTTTATTGAGTCCTGCAAGTTCACAAAGCCGCCGATGGTTATCGAAACCAACTGGCTAGACAACCGAGCCAAGAACCTGCCGCCCTGGTTGTCCGTGCCGTTGGCTATCGGTCTACCTATCCGGTAATTGCCGACCAGCCCAAAAGTAGCCGCGCTGGCTGGGTCAGTGCCTTGGTATATCATCACCTCGCCTTCGCTGGTTATCGCCACCAGAAAGTCGTCTATGGTGCTGCCAGCCGATACCGACACGGTGGCGGTCGCAATCAGTTTTCCGCCTAATTTAGCTACCCCAGCAAAGTCAATGGCGGTAGCCGCGCCGCCTATAGACTGCACCCCCAGATACCAGCATTTAAGCGTGTTTTTTTCGACAAAGAACAGGCGGTTTTTCCAAGCGTTGACTTGGTTGAAGTTAACTGCCGCCACGCCCGTTATCGCCGTCGCATAGCCCGTACCGGATGCCGTCCATGCCGTGCCGTTGTAAAATTGCGGCAAGTTTACGCCGTTTACCGCGCACAAAAAATTTCCCGACGCACCTCCGAAGTTGACATAATCCCATCGCGCGTTAGCCATTGCCGACACGACCGCAGCACCGACAGCACCCGCCGTGGTCGCGTCATAAATCGCCGTGCCAGCCGCCACGTACAGCTTGTTGCCAGACACGCCGTTATAGCTCATCAGGGTTTCACCGACGGCTGGCAAGCCCGTCAAATGCTCGACCGAACCGCCACGAATATCGACGCTATTGGTGTTAGGGAACATGTTAGTTAGAGTGATAGCGTCCTGTTCCGGCATGGACGCAATCGAATCGCGGTCGTTCAAGCCGCCGACTGGGGCGGGGGTTGACTTGGTGTAACTGCGTTGGGCGGTATTGGGTTTCATCTGCCTATCGTCCCGTCAGGCACGTTCATAGACGGCAAGCCGTCGCCATAATAACCCGCCGTGCGGATAGATTGGCTGGATGATTGCTGGCCTTTGTACTTGGACAATTCACGCCCGAAGTCGTCAGCCATGATGGTTGAATCAAAGCCTTTTTGTTGCCAGAATTTAAGCTTGCAGCCCATCACCATCAGCCTATCTGGAAACAAGCAGGTATCTGTGTCCAGCGTAAACCTTGGCTTGGCAAGCCCTGCATTGTCCTTGGCATAATAACTGGATTGGTATTCAAGGTTAAACACCTTGCCGTTTGGTTGCGGCGGGTAAACTGAAAACTTGTCGTTCAACAGCCTAAAATGCGCTACGGTAGAATTTGCCGTGTAGTTGGTGCGTAGGGCGTGCCAACCTTGCGGGGTTTCTGCCCTGATGCCCCAACGGTTGTTCACGTCGTATTCGGTGTCGATAACGATATGGTGGAAGTCTGGCGGCAAGGCATAGTCCATTTGTGAGAATGCCGCCGTAGCGGATTGGGTTTTGGTGGCGGCTTTGTCCAATGCCACCGATACGTTTGGCACTATTGACGTGATAATGCTGTTTGCCGCCAAGCCGTCCGCGCTTACCGAAAAACCGACGGTAAGCCCAGATGTGCTTGGCATCGTGATGACATTGTTGCCAGATACCATATTGACGGTGTAACTGGTGGCAAAAGCCGTGAAAGACGCTGATTTTGCCAACACTTGCCAGTCGTGTTCGCTTGCCAGCATTTCACCCAATCGGTTCATGTATGCGTATAACTGCAAGGTAGTCGCATCGGTCGAAGCCACAATGGCAGACGGTATGGGCAAGCCCACCTCGATTGCAACATCTTGGATATTCTCCAATAGGGTACGCATTAGCTGGCTTTACGTTGGGTCAATTGTTTGAGCATTTCGCGCATTTCCGCGTTTTCGGCTTCCAGTTTCGCCAGCCTGTCGTCGGCCTTTGGCTTGCTTTCTTCCAGGAACTTGATAGCCTTTGACTTCCAGCCCCAGCCGCCTTGCAGCCGCATCAGTGAATGTTCGCTTGCGCTTGCTACCTGCTCGATGGTGGAAAAACCAAGGTCTTTAAGCACCTTAATCATGTTGACGTGTATATCCCAAGTGTCTAACGGCGTGCCGCTCACCTTAGCCCCGACCATGCCTTGATAGTCAGCCCATGCCCTAGGAAACCGCGCCTTGTGTCCGTCATTAACGACAGTGTCTATGATGTTGAGCGGGTCTCCAGGGGTGAATATCTTGATAAAATCCGCTTCGTCGCTTGATACGATCTCGCCAGCCAAGTCGGTAACGATACATAAGTCCTTACGGAATTGTACGGTACTGCGCTCTTCTTCGCGCTCGTCCAAATTAAATACTGGATCCATAAATTACCTCTAGTTGTAAAAAAGGGGGATGTTGTCCCCCTCCGTTTTATTGGTTAAACGCCAGCCTTGCTAAACCACGCATAATCATTAATGACCATGCCGCCTGTGATAGTTGGAGCCGTGTATGCTCCGCCCGTATTGGTGGCGAGAAAGGTTGTTGGGCTGACTGTACAGACAGCCACCGCAGACGCGATAGTACCGCCAGCCCGCGCATAAACGTAGGTCTTGCCATCGTCGCCTTGGCAGGTCGTGCCGATACGGTGCTTAATGTCGCTAGGGGTTGGGTTGGCGGATGCCAATACCACGTTGCTAAGGTCAACGCCTTGTAAGCTTGGGGTTACTGAAAAAGCCATAATAATTTCTCCTTATGCTGTGGTGGCTACGCCGCAAAATTGCGGTCCATCTGTGGTGAAACAAGCACTGAAACCCATCAGGCGCGTTACCGCCAGTTGGTTTGTGCTTTGGCGATCTCCGCCGACGGTCACGAAATTACGGTCTTTATGCGGACGGAAAAACACGTGCTTGGTGTTGATAAAGTAAGCGGTGTTCGCCGCCAAGTTGCCGCCGATACCGCCACCTAACACCACGTCCGCGCTTGCGCCATGACCATAATATTTAAGGCTGGTGAAACCCGCGCCAGCGTCACCTTCTGCACTGGCGATCCGTTGGATGGTCTGCAAGCTTGAAAGGTAAAGTTGGTAGAACGTGATACCCGCATAAATCAGGTCTACACGGTCAGAACCCCGCACCAAGTTCAACGATACGTTGTTGATTAGGTTTTGGATGTTGGCAGCGGTTGCGACCGCGCCGTTAACGATAGTCGAAGTCGTTGACAGGTTACGGGCAAAAGGCCATAACGCACGGTCAACGCCAGCGAATACGCCAGTTGTGGGTGTTGCACTAATCATGGCGGGAAGGCCGATCAGCGTTTTACCGCCACCAGCCGTGCCGTCAAGGTGCAAGTCAAGATCACAGCGGTTGTTTAGTCGGTCTCGCGCAATTTCCGTGCGCTCGGCTATCAGGTCGATCATCTGCTCTTTGCCGCTGTTGGTCAGGCGTTCCGTATCGGAAATGCTGACCGCCGCCGCGTAGTGCTTCATGTCGTACTGGAACGCGCTGATCGGCGAGTCCGGCGTGGTGTTGACAATATCGTAACCCGCATACGCGGTCACGTTGTTGGTGGTGGTGTCGTTGTAGCGGGTTTCGTGCAACACACGTGTGCCGCCAGATACCATCTTGATGTTGCCACGGTCTTTAATGCGTCGAATTAACGGATTGTTGTTGGTTAAATTGTCCGACAACTTCATAGTTCTCGATTCGATAGCTGTTGCCACCAAATCTGATATTGCACTGTTGGCAAATGGCATATGCCTATACTCCTAGTAATTTATTAGTACCCTGCCTGGTTGGCTCTAAACATCAGCTCGTCGGCAAGGGAAGTAAAGACAGGCTCGTTCGCTCCGGTATTGGCGTTGCCTTTGACCTGCACCGCGCCGTTTAACGCCCTGCGTGCTTTCTGGTCTCGTGCAACTGCTTGTTGCTGGCTGGCTGGCTGGCTATATAAGCCGTTAAGACGCTTCGCTTTGTCGTAAGCGTCATCCAGGTCGTTAGCCATTCCACCGTTAAGCAGGTCTGCCATGGTTTCGCGCAAGGCATCAAAATGCTCCTTGCCCTGCGACCATTGGGCGATCATTTGCTCTGTCTGTGTTTGTTGGTTGGTCTGTTGCGACCTGTTCAAATTGGCTATATACCTGTCTTGGTGTTCCAGCCGTTGTTGCAGTTGCGCCAGTTGCGGGTCAAACGGCATTTCGCCTAACGCTTCCAACGGGATTTGATAGTCATGCGCCAAACGCTGGAGCATGTTCACTTTTTGCTCGACGCTGCCCAGCCTGAGTGTCTTCTCAGTGCTTAACATTGACGAGATAAAATCTTCGGGGGCTACCTGCAAGGCTTGCAAGTATTCCGCATGCGGCCGGATAGCACCTATGAACGAATCGGCTATGTCGGCTTTTTGCCTTAGCGGTTGCAAACCTTGGTGGTAGCGGTTATTGCGTTCGACCAGCACGTTCAGCACGTCCTCTGGCAAGGCTTGGAGCTTTTCCTGTTCGGCCTTGTTGTAGCCAAGCTGGCTTAGGTCGATCTGCGGCTTTTGCGCGGACTGATCGGCTTGCGGTGTTGCCTGGATATTGTCATTTTCGGCAACCGTATCGGTTTTGGCGGAAAACTTGCCGTTAATGTCCCTTGATACGCCCTCTTTGGCGGTCGTGGGTTCGGCTGTTTCCGGCGTTTCCAGCTTGTCAGCCGCCGCCGTCAATTCATCGACTAGGCTGGGTTCTTCGGTCGTCTCTAATTCTTCGCTAGTGTCTTCTAGGCTCATATTATTACCGTATCGTCGCTAATTTTGCGGTCAGGGGCGGCTGCTTTTTCGCCCGTCCTGATCCGTTGGTCGTAAATTTCGTGCAATTCCTGCCTTAACGCATCCTTTTCGTGGCGCGTACGCTGGACAGGCTTGTGCATGGGGTTCTCGTTGCCTATCTCGAAACAATTGTGCCGCTTGAGGTGTGCGCGGTGCTGAGACCGCCCCGTTATCATTTCGCCAGTCACCATGCTTTTATAGGGCTGGATGTCCGCCATGACGTTGACGGGGCTGATAACCCGCGTGAACATCGCCCCGCAAGCGCATATCGGCAAGTTGTCGAATGCCGAAAGCTTGAGAAATATTTCGTCCCTATTTCCGCAATCCAAGCATTTAATAGAATAAAGTGGCAATTAGAACAACTCCTATATGTTTTATCGTTATATAACAGTAATTAGGCATTTTATCAACCAAGCAACATAAACTCGTCTTCTTCGTCTTCAATGTCCTGCAATAACTGTGCTATCCGCTGCTGTACAAGGTCGCGTGCGGCTATTGCTATATACAGTTCCTGAGTAAATTCCCGATCCTGTATAGCCTTGATGATTTCGTCCTCAAGTGACGCTATCTCGTTTACAGGTACAGATAAGCCCTCAATTTCTTCATCAAAACTTTCTATGGCTGCTTCTACATATTCCTGTATTTCCTTGCGTTTTACCCGCCTTGGCTGCTCAGGGATGAAGCCGCCGGACAAGCCTACCGTTACGGGCGGGGGTATGACCGGGATTGTGTATGTTACCGACAGGTAAGGCCGCGTGCCGTCCACGCCTTCGCTGGACGCAAAGTAAGTGAATCCGGTTACAAACGCCCCTACTGAATCACGTTCAAGCAGCCAGCCGTTATTGGTCAGAGAACCGTTAACGAAGCCCACAACGTCGCTGGTCACGTCAATGGAGGTCAAGCCCAACACGGTATCAAGCAAGCTAACCGACCCTGTAGGAACTGCCACCCTGTCCGTGCCGTCCAATTGTGCGCCAGGAGTCCCCCACGGGTCAGCGGTCGCCGCGATGTTCCAGGTGCTGGTGGCTACGTCCCAAACCCTCAGCAAGCGGTTTGCGTTGATGGTGTTGTTAAGGTTTTGCTGGGTTACGGTCAGGAACAGGCGTGCGCTAGTGATAATAGCGTTGGCTGGTATTGCCGCCAAGCCCGTGAACTTGATGGCGGTGGCTTCCTCAGCCCCAGGCGCGTACTTGGTGGCTTGTATCTCGGTCAAGCCGCTTTGGTTGGTGTTCGGGTTCGGGCTGTTCAGGCCGTTGTCCACCGTACCCGCAAAGCTGTTGGCGGTGTTGTTGCCGAAGGTCTGTGTTATCGCGCCAGCCGCCGCCGTGGGGATTGCCGAGGTATTAGCCCATAGCCATGAGCTTGTTGCCGTGGTGTTGGTCAGTCCGCTGGTGCTTGGGTTTGCCGCCGTGTTCGTCCATAACCAGCTACTTGATGCGGTTGTATTCCGGCTCGTGCTTAGGCTTGCGCTGGTGTTAGACCATAGCCATGAGCTGGTGGCGGTCGTATTGACGCTTGAGCCTACCGTCGGATTGGCGGCGGTGTTGCTCCATAGCCAACTGCTTGACGCGCTTGTGCCTAGGACAATTCCGGCGTTTGCCGAGGTGTTTGACCATAGCCATGATGCCGTTGCCGCCGTACCGAGGGTTACGGTTACGGTGGCAGATGTATTGCTCCAAAGCCATGAGCTTGATGACGATGTGCCGAGAGTAGCGGTTAAATTTGCGCTGGTGTTAGACCACAACCAGCTTGATGTTGCCGTGGTGTTGACGCTTGAGCCGACTGTTACGTTAGCGGCGGTGTTCGTCCATAACCACGATGACGTGGCGGTGGTGTTTAGGGTTGTCCCGCTGGCTGGCTCTGCCAGTAAGTCGTCGTCAAACCATGATTCAGGTTTGGCGCAATGGTCAAACCACTCTAACGGTACGAGGTCTTTATCCCAAGCGTCCTCTCTCGCCATCGGTCATTAAAACGAGAATACTGTACATCTACCGCCGCCGCCCACGCCGCCAGCACCGCCCACGCCGGGGTTTGACCCCACGCCGCCGCCACCACCACCACCGCCGCCAAGACCTCCAGCACCACCCGCGCCGCCAGCAGTCGAAGCCGTGACAGTCGTACCGCCACCACCACCGCCAGCACCGCCAAAGCTTGAGTTTCCAGCCGCACCCGCACCGCCAGCCGTAGGCGCAGCACCGTCAGTGCCGACTGTACCGCCGCCGCCGCCAGCCACAAAGTACACGCCAGCCTTGCCGCCGTTGCCGCCTGCTATGATTGCAGGGGTGGCGTTATGACCTCCGCCGCTCGCGCCGCCGCCGCCGCCAAACAGCGAATTGCCGCCATGACCACCCGCAACGGGTGTCGCCGCGCTGCCTGAGCCTCCAGCACCGCCATATTCCGCATTGTTTGCCGTCGATACCCCCGCACTGCCGCCACATCCAGCCCCGCCAGAAGCGTTCGATGCAATTGTCGGAATACCGCCGACGCCTGATGCCGTACTGCCAGTACCGCCAGCACCGCCGCACCCGCCGCCACCGCCGCCGCCTGTAGCCGCCGCAGATATAGCCCCGCCAGCACCGCCGCCGCCACCATAAGCCGTGGCTTTAACCGACGTCCCGAATGTGGAGTTGCCGCCTATACCACCATTACCGCCAGCCGCACCCGCCGCGCCAGCCGCACCCGCCGTGCCACCAGCACCTAATGTCACGGTTTCGGTAGCCGCCAAGTCAGACGCGTTGAAGTACTGGAACACCGCCGCACCACCGCCACCGCCGCCGCCGCCTTTGGCAACAACCGCAGTCGCAAGCGAAGCACCACCGCCGCCACCGCCACCCGCTCCCCATAGTTTGACCAATACGGATTTAGCGGTGAAGTTAGTGGGCTTAGTCCAAGTGCCTGAGATATTGAAATCTTGAACGTCGGTCGGCGTTTGGTTGGCGGAATTCTGCAAAACCCCGTTGGCGTTGAATTTCTGCCAGCCAGAGGATTCCACGTATATTAATGTCTCGTTTGGACCGAGTACGGCATTATTTAGGACGTTGGTGTTAGTACCGTCGGTATGCTGCACCTTGACGGTGTTAGCGACGGTTGCGCTGTTGTTGTAGACGGACAGGAACTTGAGCTTACGCTGTGTAGACGCGGCTGGGCTTGCCAATATGTCGGTAGTCGTAGCCGTGACGATATTAGCCGAGTTGGTACGCGAAGGCGTGACGGTCGTGCCGCTCAGGTCTGCCCATGACGTGTGCGTTACAACATTGCCAGCCGCGCTAGTCGTTACCTGTAGTTTGTCAGAGGTAGAAGTAAGCAGGATCATTTTTTAAGCCTGGGTGTCGGATATTGCGCCGATGGCGAAATTGACGGTGATGCCAGCGGCGTTGACGGTAACCGACGGCGTAAGCGGCGCGAACATGACCAAATTAGCCGCGCCCGTCGCCGTGGCGTTGTCGAAATAGCACAAGTGCGTCAATGCCGACGCTCCAGACGACCACGCCGCGCTCGATGCAGGGAACGACAATGCCGCCGCGTTTGCCGCCACGCCAGCCGCCGCCGCGTTCCAGCTTGCGCCCGTGGTGGCTATCCGCGCATAACCGCCCGTACCTATAGTCGGCTCGGTAAACGCCCCGGCGATGGTGGGCGTGGTGGATGATAGGCCGATGAACAGTTGCGGCATGGTAAACGAAACCTTTCCGTGAACATGGTCAACAATCTTGTTATCAAATGCAGTTGTTAGGTTAGCCATTTTATTCCTCTGTCAATTCTTCGTCGTTTACGGGTACGGACATTTTATTGCCGAATTGGTCTCGCACCAGCCGTTTAGGTTTGTTCAGACTGCTGACCAAAGCCGATACTAACACCGCGTTGTTTTCGCGCATGGCTTCGACCAGTGCCGTTATGGCGGCGTTAGGTTGTTTTTCGCCTTCGTCGTCCAGCTCGGTCATTTCTTCCATGTCCGGCTTGATGCCCATCGCCGTGACTTTGACGGCGTTTTCATGCCCCATTTTGGCGATCAGCAGTTTGGTTTGTTCTTGCCGCTCTACCTTCCATTTCTCAAGGTCAATCTTCCTGAGCTCCATTTCCGTACGCGCCTGTATTTCCATTTGTTTGGCTTGGGTGTCGTGCATCGCCTTGGCTTCGTCCAATTGGAATCGTTGCTGTTCAGATTGCGCCTTGGCTTGCAGCTCCATTTGCTTGGCTTGCATGTCCATTTGCGCCCGTGCCTGGTCTTGCTGCATAGCCGTCTGGCTAAGCTGCTGCTCATGCTGCATTTGCATTTCTTCTGGGCTTGGTTCTGGCGGCTGTGGATTTTCAGCCGCTTGCTTCTGCTGTTCTTCGTAACTGTCGAACGTGCCTTCGATAACGGCTTCCATCGACTGTCCGACCTTAAAGCCGCGTATGCCGAACAGCATCATTTCTTTGATTACTGGGACAATATCCGGTGCTTGCTGCATCAATGCCATGGATTTTTCAAGGAATGGCGTTAATGCGCTTAGGAACTCAGTCCTTGACGCTTGTTCCGCCCTCTCGTCCATTTCGACCAGCGTGTCCGATTCTATGTCAATGCTGAAATTACGCAAACGCTCGTCTTTTAGCAACTGCAACGCCGCACCGACAATATTTTGATCCATCTGGACTTCTGGCAACGCCATCACGCCGGACATATCCACCAAGGTTTGCGGGTCGTACTTTTCCGCCATGACCTCGGCTTTCATGCGTAGGATGTCACGGGCAAACCGTGCCACATCCTGCTTCATGTCGCCTAAGCGTATGCTGCCGAATTGCGCCTTGATCTGTTGTGCGCTGGCGGTCTCGTTAGGGTCTGATGCACCGCGCTGGATGTCAGATATGCCGGATAGTTGGTAGATAATCTCGACTAGCGAATCCCTATGTGCGTTCAACTGGGACAATGCCTTGATCTGTGAATCGATAGGCATAAAATCGACGATTCCCCCGATACCGCCCTTCTCGGTAAGCGCGTTCCAATTGTCCAGCGGAATCATTTTGCTGTTGTTCCCAGGTTGCAGCAGGTTAGCCAAGCCAGTGGCTTCCTTGGCATAAAAACCTTTCATTTCCAATGAATCGACCATTTCCGTGATCTTTTTGGTCACGCGGTCCAGTTCGTCGGCTTGGTCTTGGTATTGGGTATAATCAGGGCGCGGTATCAGGCTATCGGTGGTCAACGTGGCATACAACGGCTTAGGGCAGGGGAAGAACTCGCTCAATCCTAGCGGGTCTGGCTTTTCGTCAAGCTGGTGGTCGTAGCCTTCGCAGACCCAACACACGGTTTTAGTGGGCTTGTGCCATATCTCCCATACGTTGGAATGGCTGGCACTGTATTTCTCGCTTTCTTGCTGGTCTTCCTGCTTGGCTGGCGGCATAAGCTTGAACACGTCGCCAAACCGCTCGACCCCAGCTTTCTGCTCGATACATACCCGACGCGCCACCCATGTGACTTCCTCCCACGTCCTAGCGTTGGCGTTATGGGCAAAGTCTTTCCAATACACGTAATCGCATGGCGTGGTCTCGCTCGCCAACTCCAGCATAGGCTCGTCCCCCGCTATGGCGTTGGATTCCTCATTTTCGTAATTTGAGCCGCCGTCGCCGACCTCCACGTCCTCGGTGATTTGCGTCTCTTGCTCCTCAGTCACTGGCTCATAACGAATCCAAACCACGCCGCGCCCAGGCAATAGCCTGTCATTGACAGCATTGCCCAGTGCGCTGTCATAGTCGCAAAAGTTAGTGATTTCGTATTCTAAGCACCGCTCAATGATAGTGCTTGCCATCCGTGCGGCGGGGTTTTTGTCCTTAAACCGTCTTGATACCACGGGCTTTGGAGGTTTTGCGTACAGGGCTGGCTTGACGGTGGCGACGTTGGAGCGGAGGATGTTGAACTTACTGCCCAATTCCGCCTTGGATTCGCCTCGGAAACGGTCAATGATGCTTTTGCCCGTAGACTCAAACTTTTCGTATTTCTTTTCGTATTTTTTGAGCTGGTCAAGCCAAGGTTTCGAGGGCTTTCTGCTAGATTTAGCGGATGTGCTGGCTTCCATAAACAACCTATAGTGTTATAGGCTGCTATTTAACATAATATCGGCTGTTGTTACAATCTATTTCCAGATTATGTTAAATAATAGGCTTACAGCCTATTGCTTGCCTTCTTGGTCTCCGCCCACATTTCTTCCAGCGTCAGGTCTTCCCAATACTTGGCCTTCTGTTGCATGGTAACTTTCGGCTTGTAGGTGTTGATGATAACGCATCCGTACGAAAAACTATCTCCTGAATGGCTGGCATGGTCGTGCTTAGGCATGGAAGACATAATCTTTTTCTCGTCGTCGTACTCGTAAGCCCACGATCTCAAGTCGTTCAGCCCGTTCTCACAGTTGGTCTCGTTAAACTCGCAACGCATGATAAGCGTGCGGGCTGCATTGACTCGATCCGCTATGCTGGAATTTGGCGTTATCCGTACTTTGTCGTGTCCAAAATATTTGAGGAATATCTCTTGCGCGGAATGCTTGGCGGCAAATGTCTTTGCCCTTGCGTCATGGGGCAGGTAGATTGTGCCTAACGCTGGCTTGCCCTCAGCGGTGCGGTACTGGCTAAGCTTGACCGACAGGCGTTCACACCATTCTTCCGCGTCTATGCCGAAACCTGAATCATGGTCTATGATGGAATAGCCGCCAATCTTTGGTTGCCAGAAGAACCATGATGCCATATCGCGCCGCCCAATGTCCGCGCTGATAAATATCTCGCTGCCTTTGGGGTCGTATTCAACGTGGTCGCCAATCCTGCCCATCTTTTCCAGCTTGCCGATGCTACGCGCCAGTATCGAGCCTAGGTTTGCCGCCTCAAAGCTGCACAGGTATTCCTGCTCGAACTTAGCCGCCCCGTATTCCTCGCCAAAATCGGCTATATAGGCATTCAGTTCTTTTTGTAACTGGTCAGGCGTAAATATGCCCGTGTCGGTGGCGGTAAGTATCTGGGCAAAGGCTTCTGGGTCTTTTTGTGCGGATTTTAGCGTGGTGTAGGCATGGTTGCGCCCCCTTGGAGTTGTGATAAATAACTGCCAACCATTGTTTTCAGCAATTATCGGCCTTAAGTATGCCCGTGCGTTCGGGTTGGCTAATGCCCATTCTGAGTACACGATTCCAGCGGGGGCAGAACCCACTAGGCTATTGAAGTTGTCAGATCCCACCACTTGCCAGCTTGAACCGTTAATGAATGTTATAAGCATTTCGGTGTCATTGGTGGCTTTTCTTATTTCATGCGGGAATGCCTCATCTATCCTTAACTTTCCTGTGTGTGGGTTTGTTGATTTCCATATTGCTTTTCTGGCTTGAGCCGCTTCTGGCAAACAATGCCAGTAATTGGCCTGTCTTGTCATGGCAGATATAGCCGTCCAATGAAGACATAGATCGTCCTTTCCGGCGCGACGATGCCAAACTGCTTCGGCATGCTTTCCACCCCGCTCTAAGTATTTCCACAATGGCAACTGATAATGCCTAGGACTCCAATTATTTGGAAGCCTTACTAACACCAAGCCCTGCGTATTAATTCTGAGGTAAGCATCATCGTTTCGGTCTTCCAATGCCAGAATATAAACTTTTAGCTAAAACAATAGCTTTAAATTTTGTTTTTAAGTTGTTTATTAAGGCTTGCTCTTGTTCTACCGTTAAATCTTGGTAATCAATGCCTTAAAAATCATCATCATTCATTTTATTTGTCATGTGCAACGCTTAATTAATTATAAGTCCGTCCCGTATTCGGTGGATTCGCCATCGCCATATCTCACTATTTCGATCACCAGATGCTGGTTTATGCTCCCGCCTATGGTCAAATCCTTTGGCAACCGCTTTCCGACCAGGCTCATAAACGCCGTCGGGTTCTCCCTACCCTGCTTGACAAGCCAGTCCATGCCACCAAGCTTGTTTAGCGCACCGTCTATCATCTCGGTTAACGCCAGCGTCTTGTTAAGGCTTTGTCCTTTCTTTAGGCCGCTGCCTTCTATTTTTTTCTGTCCCTTTACAAAAGGCATACTTATTTATACTAGAGTTGAATCGCTACTAATTTATAACACATTGAATTATATATCAATATAATTATTTCGCAAGCATCTGATAGCTTAACGCTTGCCCGTTGCCGTTGATTATCGGCTGCACGGTGACTTTTGTCACTGGCGTTTGGTAGGGTATATATACGTAATTGGGGTCGTAATGGTAGGTTTGCTGAGGCTGGTACGATTGCGCTTGCCCAGAATAATAGCCGCCTACCGCAGACAATGTAGTTGCCAACCCGTCTCGGAATTCACCCATATTGGCGCAACCGACGATCAGCAAACAAGATATAACTATAAAAACTTTGTTCATTTTTCCATCTCCAAAAATTAAGCCATCCAAAAGGTAGTGTCGCAGCCGAGGATGGGTCGGTGTTCGGTAATGAGCCTAGCGACGGTGTTATTTTAGCCTTATTACGTTTAAAAACAATACGTAAGAATACTTAGTTTGCGACTTATGTCACGTTTTCAAGACTCGGTAATATCCAAGCCCAACACCGATTTCATCAAGTGTTTTTTAACCCTGTACATCTTATCTTTCCGCGTGGCTTCCGACTTCACGTCTTCGATCACCTGGGCATAGTCGCCGTTGTGTTCGACGGTGTAGGCAAAATCCGCCACGTAGCGTAAAGCCCTTTTTTTCTCGCCGCCATGGAACACCACGGCAGGGGCAAGCACAAAGCTGGGCTGCAACTTCAACGCGGTTATTTTACCCGCCCTTTCCAGCAATTTAAGCTCAGCATAGCGCACGGCTTCTTTTTTTGACGAGAAGACAATGCCGTCTATGGAAACCTTGGTATTCCCGTACTTTGCGCGTCTCTCGGTCATTGCCAATCGCTCTTAGTCCGCACCGTCCCCAAGTGGTGCTTAGGTATCTTGGGTTTAACGTGCTTGTCGGCCAAGGCTTTCAGGCTGTCCACAGGCTTTTTAGGCGGCTTTAGGGCATGGAACTTCAACGCCAGTTCGTTGGAAAAAGAACAGCCCCTGGCCGCGTAAAAATCCAGCGGTTCGCCTTTGGGCGTTTCCATGTATTTTTTTACGTCAGCCAACGCCCACAACCGCTTGAAACCGGACTTCCCCACCACTTTTGCATCGCCGATCCTCAACAAACCTTCTCCCAACCAAATCCGTTGCGTCGCTATCACCCCTTGCAAGAAAGCCAGCTTTATCTCATCCCTGGTAAATCTTGACGGCGCACGCATGCCATAGACATCATGGCAGCTAGAGCAACAAAACGCCCCGTGGATGTCGTTGGCTTTCATGCCCATCCCAGCCCCGCCGATGTGGGCAAGCACCACGGTTTCTGGATTCCAGTTGCAATGCCCGATAACCCGAACTTGGCATTGCCTACCCTTCGCCGACTTCCGTAGTGCGCCCATCGCCTACTGGTAATCTATTTCGCCAAGGCTGATGCTGATACCGTCGGTAATCTGGTCTTTCAGCAAATCCTTGAATTCTTCCGACAAGGTGTCGAACATCCTGTCTTTGGCCATGATCCGGTAGGTCAGGGTCAATTTGTCGCCGTCGGTCACTGCCCGTAGCTTGCAGGTGATTACCACCGGCTCGAAGCCAAGGAACGGCGCGCATGAGAATGTAAAACTTTCCGGCAAGGCGCTGCCCTTGGACTTGACTTCGATTTCGTCATATTTCGACGCGGTGGACTTGAAATCGCCCAAGTTGCTTTCCTTTTCAGACTTTGCGGTGACGGTCATGTTCCTGATCGCCAAGATCGCTTGGCCCGTGCCGTCCTGGAAAATGATGTTCTCTGAAAAGTCCTCAATGAAGTCAACAAGCTCCAGTTGCTTGTGGTTTCTTCCGGCCATATCCAGCACCGCCGAGAACTCGGCAGTTTTTTTCAGTGATAGCTTCGCCCTGTGCTTGCCCCACTCAGGTTCTGGGATAGTCCCCATGTCCAAGATCGCCAAAGCCGTGAATTTGTCCGGATCGACAAACACCCTGCTGTTGTAGTTTAGGTTGGAATTTGTGTAAGCCACAAAATCCTTGAACGATTCCGTCCTGAACAGGCCACGGAACATGCTTGGTTTTGGCTGGTGCTTCTCCAAATCCGAAACCACGTAGTCTTTCGGCAAAACCACAAGGTTAACGCCATCCTTGGCGTTTTTTTGAAGCGCACTGGCGGTGTACTCGGCATTCGCCATGTCCCGTATCGCATTGATCGCCGTCGCGTCCATCATTTGCCCCCCTTGATGCTGGTCAGGTTGGATTCTTCGTACAGGTCGGTCTGCGACAGCGGGTAAACGGTCAGATGCCCTTTCAAGCTTACGCACATCGGCGTGTTGGTGACGTTGATCCGGCTGGACTTGCCGCGCATTTCCGGCTGCTCGTACGCCCAGCTATGCTCGACGTCCACCATATCCGAATCTTCGCCAAGGCGGGTCATCTTGAGCGTAATGGTTATCTTGCCTGTCTTGCCCTTGTCGCCGTGGTTGATGACGGCCTTGGCGGTGTCTTTCAGGACTTCGTTGAGCTGGTCCACGAATATGCCCGCACCAAATTCGCCCAGCACGTCTTGCAGTTCAGGTAACTTGTTCATTTTTCGTTCTCCGTTGTGGTCAAAAATTTCAGTTGTTTCAGTGCCACCTTGCCGAAGGTGGCGTTCAGTTGCTTCATGAACCCGGCAAGGCCTGGGTCGAATTGCTGTATTTCCCGCCATTGGGCGAGCTTGGAGGCTTTGGCTTCCCTATCTTGCCTGTCGAAAGCGTCCTCAAGGCTTTCCATGCGCCACCATCCTACGCACCTGCGCCATTGCCGAGCGGCGGTAACTTTCCCTTTGCCCGTCGTCCAGTTGGTTGTAGCGGTACGTCTCCCTGGCGATCTTCCTAAAATTTTCCATATCGCCGCCGCGCCACCAGATCGGCTTGTCCTGCCCACGGGCTTTCAGGACGTAGCCCTGGCTATCGCCGTCGAGCCTGACGAACTTTGCCGCGCCTATCGCCAGCCTGTCCACGTAAGGCCAGACCAGCCGCTTGCCTTTGGTCTGCTTGAATTCGCCGTCCTTTGGCGGCTCCAACAACCACATCCAGAATTCGAGCGGCTTCTTGTCGCCCATGAACCCAAGCTGCTGCAAGACGACGCGGGGGTATTTCATGCCGTGGTCTGGCGACGAGTCGATGTAATATTTCCAGATATAGCCCTCGATGGTCACGTCTTGCGGTTCTGGCAATTCAATATCGCCGTGCTTGCCCCTTTTCATCGTGGTAATGCCTCTCTGTAATTTTCACGTAATTCGTCGGATTGGTAATAAACTCCAGCGACCCCTTGAATTGCTTATGCCCGTTTATCGGCGGAATATTTCCCATCAAGAACTGGCTTCCTCGGACAAACTTAAAATATCTTTCCCAATCCTCAAGGCTTGGCAATTCTTCCTTGTCTTCCCATAACGCCTTGATCTGCCTTTCCCGCAGCGGGGTCAATTTGTAAACCTCGATCATTTCCGGCAACGCCTTGTGGTACAGCTCGACAATCTGCTGGTAAGGCGGTGGGCTTTTACCCTCTTTAATGGTGTCGGCTTTGGTGTCGGCTTTATCTCTGTATGCCTTGCTATTGCTACGTTCTACGGTGTCGGCTTTGGTGTCGGCTTTATCTGTATCAGTCAACGGAAGAAAAAAAATTAGCCGTACTTTCTCAATTGAACGCCTTTCCAATAACCCTGCCTTGACCAACCATTCCACCAATCTGCGCACCTGTTGTTCGCTATATACTTCCCTTTGAAAACCTTGGTGTTTCACAACATTAAGGCACTCGCCAAGACGTTTAAGGCTTATCCCGCGCCATATCCCGACAATTCCGGACATACAGTCCATGTGCGGCTTTATTCCGCGCATATATAAGACTTGCGCGGCAAGCGGCAACCCAGCGAGCGCACAGAGTTCGTCATCGTTAAATTTCACCCCCATTTGTCAATTTCAACAGTCATTTTTTCGCCATCCCTGCTTCTATATATACTTAAAGACTATATTTATTAATATTTAGCCGATTGGTGGATATGTTGTTTTTCGGGTGTAATACTCCTAACGCCAGCCAAGACGTTAAGAGACTTACACCCATTAGCCGACCGGAGCCATACGCCGCCTACGGGTGAGGCGCGTTTATTCACTTTCGCGCCCTACATAACTTAAGTTTGTGACAACTCCACGGTGTCGGTGTTATGTCCGAGCAAAACGCTCGTCTCCTTACCCGCCCCCCTTGCCCCGTGTGCCATTTAGGGGGGACTACAAACGCCTTACGAACCGTTAACCGACATAAGGCGCGACTTTTTTTCTTCCTCTATTTGTTTAACCAAACCTTTCTTGGCATTCTTTAGAACCCATTCAGAAACGTACCTGACAGGCAGCTTTTTTGAATTGGCCATTTCGTAAACCTTCATGGAATCGGGGTCTTCCCCCAGATGCACGTCTATTCTTTTCAATACCCACTCCCGATCTAATTTTTATATTTTGGGGTTATTTAGTACTTAAAAATGCCTGTCAAGGCGATTTGACAACCCTTAAACTGTCTTTTTTGCTGAGGTATTCGGTGGCGTATTCGACTAACAATTGACGGGTAAGCGTGCTTACTCCGATCCCTTTCATGTCGGCGACCTGCTTGATGAGGTCGTACATGTCGTCAGAGACGTAGATGTGCATCGGGAAGGTTTTCAGGTCTTTGTAGGATTTCCTAGGCGCGGCCATCTACCCCCCTAAAAAACGCCCTGGAGCAGGGCGAGAGGGTACAACACACAAAGGGAGGCATCCGCACATGCCGTGTCTTGGGGGCTTTCAGAAACCCAAGGATAATTGGCGCATGTGCGGATGCCATCGTTCATTGGGCGCTCAACCTTTTCTGAGCAGAGATAAGGGCGGCGCGGTTAAATAGGGCTTGTTTGCGCTCTTGGTAGG